AGTTTTACAACTATTTTTTTATTGGTAGTAGAAATTGGTTTTGTATCACTCTTAACTAATTTACCGTGACCATAAACATTGTCTGTTTGACCAGTATCTAAAACAAAATTGGCTTGCACATTATTTGTTGCTTCTGAATAAGTTGAACCCACATAAACTTCATCTATTTGGAAAACATCAGATATTCCTAAATCCCATGGACCGTTTGCTCCACCAAAATTTGTAGCAGTATCGATTTTAACATAAACATTAGATACTAAATTTTTTGGTGTTGGTTGAGCATCAACATTAACGACTTTTACAAACATTTTTGCCGTAAATGCTCCACTAACAGTTCCTAAATCGAAACTGATTGCACCAGTACTAGCACTTGTAATCATAGAAGGAGTTAGTGGAATTACTCTTCCTTCTTGGGTTGCAGTGCCATTAATAGTTGCAGCCTGAGTTGCTACCAATATGAAATTTTGATTGATGATTGTTTGGGTAACACTTCCAGAATATGGAAATTGAGAAGTTCCTGTAGTACTTATGGTTGTAGTACCATCAGAAGCAAAAGTTACATCAAATTCTTCTTGATAGAAGTATTGTGTATCATAGCTACCACCACCAGCTGCCGCAAGAGTTTTTGCATTTGAGTATGGAGCCCTAAAGATTAATTTGTTTTGTGTTTGTTCTTTAATTTTTGCAATTGCAGGACTACCCTCAAGAACTATATCAGCAAATCCACTATCAGTACTATTTGAATAGTATAATCCTTGAGCGTCTTCAAGTTTACCTTTTGTTATTGAAATATCATACAAGTATATTCTATATTTACAAGTTGATGCACCAATAGTACCAGATTCGTAATATAGATTTTTAATTTTTGCTTGACCAATAATATTACTAGATGTTGGTGCGGCTGTAGAACCATAACCACCACCAGATGCCGCATTTTTTGCGGTGTCATAAAGTGTTACTAAATCTCCATCTTTAATATTCCAAGCACCGACAAATTCATCTACAATGAAATAGTTTCCGTATCCTGTTGATATAGTTTGACCTTCTTGAATTGTTGTCGTTGTTGCTTTATCAATATCTACTACTGTTGGAGTTCGAAAATTATATCTATATCCACCAACATATGCAGTACCATTACCAATAATACACGCTAATTTTTGCGAGTTTCCTGGTCTGTCTGGATCGTCAGACGCAAACTTACCATTATTAAAAGAAGTTTTAAGATGCTCTTGAACCTGCAAAGTAAATGGTTCAACCATGTAGTTACCAGATTCTTCATGCGTTCTTTCAGCAAGAATTCTACCCAGTTCAGCAAGAGCGCCAGCATCGTCTGGAAGTTTTTGATAATAACTACCGTCTATAATTTTGTCAACAGCAACGAAATCTTCGTCGGCTTCTAACACGAAATTGTTATCGACTGTAAGTGCTTTTTTGGCTATTGTTGTTGCAATTTTAAATCTATCTGCACCCGGTGCGTTGTAATTAAATGAACCAGATGCGGGATCAAGTAGAGATGCATCAGAATCAGAATTTACTACAGATTCAGTTACTTTAAGACCTACGTAGAAACTTCCATCAGTTTTATATTTGTCTAATAAAATTTCTTGTCTGTTGTGAGTTACAAATTGTTTTTTTGCAAAAAATACACCGTCTGCAATTACGAAAAACAATCCATAACCATAATAGTTTAAAGATATGTCAGTATTACTTGTTGTATTATCAACTACAAATGTTTTATTATTTCTGGCAGTTACAGTTGATGATACAGTAAGAGTTTCTCCTTTGTCAAAGTGAATCGAACTACCCTCAGATCCAGCGCCAGTAGGATTACCACCAGTGTAAGCTAGGTAAAAAGTTTTCTTATCTCTATTATCAGAGTCAGTACCAGTTTGCGATGATAAAATTTTTGCTGTGATTCCAGTAACTGATCCTGTAATCGTATCTCCCACATATGTTGATAGATCGGCATCTACAACGGTAGTGCCAGAAGCGTCAACATCATTGATTTTAATATATGGTTTACGTAAAATTGTGGACTCACCACCAAATACTCTTTGACCATCTGAAAGAGCAAACCTAGCAGAATTGTTGATAGCGTTAGAAAGATATGACTGAAGTTGAGTTAATTCTCTTGCCTGTACGGCTACACCAGGTTTGAAAAGAACTCTTTCAAACTGTTTTGATGCATCAAAATCGTCATAATATGGTGATACGTTAAGGTCTAGTGCCATTTTTTTTGTCCTAAAATTTAAATACGACTTTAATAGTTTCTGTTTGATCAACATCTCTGACAACAGGTCGTCTATTGTCAATGTAAAGGATATCTCCTGAAAATACATCTATCTCTGGGTTTGTAATACTATTTATACTCAAATTTCCAGTTGATGTTGTCTCGTTTGTTAATGTTGACGTAGCAGTTATATTGCCATATATTCGTTGTAAGTATATTTGATCGTATGCGGCGTTGTCGTCAGAATCTACTTTTTGTATTACAATAAATTTTCCACCGTCAGATGATGTTATAACATCGTCTAAACTATACTCGCCTGTGTTTGATACTGAAACTATAAAACATGGAGTTGCAGTTGTATTGGTAAACAATGTGCTACTTCCATATTGTGTAATATTTTTTATGATACCGATCTGTCTAAAATCTTGACCAGCAGGTGGTGATGAGAGTGGATCTCCAACAATGATATCATCATTATCATTTGCAAATGATACATTTACGCCAAGATTTGTAGCAAACAATTCTTTTTGTGCGTGTGCTCCATGACCGTTAATAGGAGAAGCCACTGCTCGGAATATTGCACCACTACCAGTACCTAAAGTTTGTGTAACAGTAATATCAGCAAAAGTGTATCCTGTTCCTGGTGATACTATAGTAACTGACGTAATTTCTCCTCTTGCATTAATAGTTGCAGTAGCAGTTGCTCCTGTTCCATCACCAGTAATAGTGATTAATGCATCACCGGAAGTATAGTCTACTCCAGTATTGGTAACTACAATACGATCAAGAGTACCTGCTACTGCTTGTGATTCAACGTTTGACTGTAGTGTATCTGTCTCTGTTGATCCTAAAGTAGCTGTAGCGGCAGCACCAGTGCCTCCACCACCAGTAAACTTAACAAAAGCGAATGAATATCCAAAACCTTCTGTATCTAAAGTAATTCCTGTTACTGCTCCACCAGTTAATGTAGCAGTTGCAGATGCTCCTGTTCCATCACCTTCAATAGTGACAATAGGTGCACTAGTATATCCAGAACCACCAGCAGTTACCGTTAGGGTATCAATTTCTCCATTTACATCAAATGCTGGTTGACCAGAACCAGAAGCCTTTCTTACAGGAAGATAATCATCCGTTAAGAACTTACCTCTATCTGCCACAGCAACTTGGTACATGAATTTCCATTTGTACCCGTCATTTAACTCAAATACTTCTGAGCCTGTACTGGTTGGTTTTCTGATACTCTGAGCACCACTATTATTTTCAATACATTTATATACATTAAAATCACTTGTCATCACATAAAACGATGCTGTGGCTAAAGACGTTGCTCCACTGGTTGCAGTATTTGATGCTGTATAAGCATCATCATACTGATCATAAACCGTACCACTTACCCAATCTCTGCGCGTGGCAAGAAGACAGCAATCTGCTCCTTGAACTCTTTTTACAAAGAGAGCATCGCGCCTAACATCAGAAAGTTGTGTTTGTGCGTCTTCAGGAATAGTTGGTACCAGGTCATCTGTCCAGGGTAATGGTCTACTCGCATAAAAATAAAAGTAGTCATTATTGTTAAATACATCCCTATAGAATGACCTAGCGTTTTGTACTCTAGCCTGATTTGTAAGTAGTAAAGTCACTATTAGATACCTAAACTATATTAAGAATCAGCTACAGTTACGGTCCAAGTAATCTTCAACGTATCCGCGGCACCTTTGTTAACCACTGCAAAAACAGTGCGACACAATAATGTTCCACCACTTGATGCATTCAATACACCGGCTTCAACTACTGCACCAGTACCAGTACCAGCTGGAAAATCTCCAATATACTGTACAGATGAATTGGTAACAGTAGTAGATGTTAATGCAACTCTACCCAATTCTGTTCCAAGTGCTGTATCAGCAGAGGCTGCGGCAGTACTGCTTGATCCAATTGCCATGTGTGACATTGCAGTTGGAGCAGAAGATGCACCCAATCTACTTGCGATGTGGTCTAGACCATCGTCTACTACCACGTTGGTAACCGAACGCTCTTCTTTCAAAGAACCATCTGGTCCATAAAGTGCTACGTGCAACTTGCCTGTAGCGTTTAGTTTTAACTTGCTGTCCATTTTTATCTCCTATGGGTTTTTACGAACATTTTACAATTCTATTTATAACACTTACGCAATGCTTCTTACTTCAGATGCGACATAATCTTCTAAGAAGTAATCAGTACTATCAACAAAATCTGTTTTTATAACTGATCCAGATTCATTTGCGTTTGATGTATCTGTTTTATTTATACTTGGGAATTTCAACACATTTTCAGATGTTTCTATAGACTCTGTAGGTAACATACCTACATCTTTTCCTGTCAAGACATCTTGTGATGAGTAAGTATCTGTATATGTTGTGGTAACATTCATCACATTTATTGGGTCAGCAGTTGAAACTATTTCTGTTGGACCCAAACCAATATTTAATAATTCTACATTGTCGGCAGTTGTCAGTGAATCATTTACCGCTCTAACTATAATCAGAGTAACCACAGCACTATCTTGAACATTGAATGTATCTGCTATAATTCCTGATTGCCATTCGACTGAAGGTACATCTGAATAGTGCACCCTATCACCAGCATTATTTGAGTTGGCTTCTGAAGTTTCATCTGTATAGTCTTCAGCAAAGTAATTTGTCGCGTATGCACCAAAAGTTAGCTGATCAAAATGTTTATCAAAATGAAGTACTACAAGAGGAACACCAGCAGTATAATTACCATTATCATTTGCAAAGTAATCTACCGCATATTCAGAATCGGTGTCTTCAAACTGATAAGAATCTGAAAGTGGTTTACTGGTTTCAAGTGCAGTTAAATCATCTGCATCATAAGTATCTGCCAATACACTTTCAATAACAAATAACGGAGCATTATCATCAACTATACTGTTGTCAATCAGAACAGCTTCTACATCGAATACAAGAGATCCGTGGAATGGATTAACTTCATCTGTATAAACAGTTTCTATATCTTTAGCAAGTAACTCAGTAAAGTCTGTAATATCTACTTTATTAAGACCTGGCTCCATAGAATAGTATGGCTCAGATGTTGCATATGTATCTGCTTCTGAAGGCAAGTGCATATCTTTTGCAACCGTTTCACTTACAAGAACTTCTTCTATATCTGGCATAACCACATAGAAGAATAGATCAGTATCAACAGAAGTAACGGTATTAAAATCAATAGCATTTTTTATCTGTAGATCAGAGAATGCTACCATACCAGATGGATGAGCCGCTCGTTTTACAAATTCACCCCATTCTGATTTAGGTCTTTCCGATCTAATTTGATATGAGAATGCTTGATATAATCTACTATCTTGTACTTTATTTGCATCGGATAAGAATCCACGAGTGTCTTCAAAGATTCCGGGATAAACTGCATTATACCCAGTAGTACAAGTAAGAGTTGTTGTATAACCTAAAGGAGATACAATATTAAAGTCGAATGTAGATGACTGGAATCCAACTCCGATAGCAATTACATCTAGTGCCGTTGGGAAATTATCTGTTCCAACTTGTGCGACTTTGACAAATGCGCGATTGGCAATACCAGTTAATGTGTAATCTTCACCAAAATAATCTAATGCGTAGGGACTTAACGTTGCATTTTCATCGACTTGAAAAGATTGTCCAACAGCAAAGCCTCCATTTGCCTCACCTGTTGTTGACTTTACTGCAACTTTATGTAAAATTCTATTTGGTATTGCTCTTTTACTGTTTGCATCAGTTCTGTCATCAGTTGGCAAACTTATGTAAGCCGCTTGGAAATAAAGTGATTCTCTCAATTGAGGAATATGATTATATCCAACTCCATTTTTATCGTCTACAAAAACTACAGACGTTGCTTTGCCATCCGTAACTCGTACAAGAGGCTCAGCAACTTGTGTAATTGTATCACTTGTGTCTGCTGTTACAATTAACGGATGATTTGCTGAGTATTGTTCACCAGCACTATCGATGGTAATCGAAAATATTTTACCATCTGTAATTGTTGCAATATTAAATGTCAGCGCGGCGCCACCACCATTTCCTAATCTTGTATCAGGAATAGTAATAGTCTCACCAGGAGCATAGTTATCTCCTACTGTGGTAATCGATACTGTAGCTTGACCAGTATTATCAACGACCACATTAAATTCTGCACCAGTACCATTTCCGTTTGTTGTATATTCTGTAGTGTCTATAACATAAGTGCCAGTAGTTCTACTAGCATCTGCTCCACTTAAAGAATTTATCGTAGCAATTTTACCACCAAGTACGGGAGTATAAGTTGCTCCTGTTCCTATACTTGGAATTACAAAATCATCGGGTAATTCTAAAGTAAGTTCATATGCTTGCGGCACAGTGTAAGAAATTTTCTTAACCTGCTTGACAACCGTTTCTCTTTCTTTTCTAGTAGTAACTGATCCAGTAGATTCAAAGTAACTTATAATAACTGCTTTACCTTCAAACTCCGTGGGGTCATATATTGTACCACCAGTAGCAGGTAAGAATATATTTTCATATACTTTAACGACATATTCCCTTGACCAATTATTGTCTGATGGTCTTAGAACAAGAGAATTAGGAACGAAAACTTCGATGTTTTCGTTGTACATTATCTTAAATAGATTTTCTATTGCTTTTTTAGTACCCTTAGAAGTATAGAAATCTGTTATGTGTTTAACAAGAAGATTTTTATCTGCTTGCATGGTAACAGGAAAATCTTTACCATAATCTTCAAAAAATTCATCTAAGAAATCAGTACTTGTTTCTTCTAAATTATCTTTAAAGTCAACATCTAATCTATCTTGTATGGTATTAATAACATTCGTAGGAGAAATTCCAAAAGATGTGGTATTAGATTCAAGATACTCGTAATACTTTTTAATGAACGTAGCAAATAGAGGATATTCATCACGAACAAATTCTGGTATTTGATTTGTTACAGTAGTAGATATTTTTTCTGGATAATAACTATTTTCTTTACCAACTTGATCTAATTCTACAGTTGCAGTAAATCCACTACCACCATTAATTTTTGTAACAGTAAACGTAATGTCATCTTCTTCACCTGTACCACCTATAGTAATAGCACCTACAGAAAGAACTTCTCCTATTCTATAATCTTCTCCTCCAGTAGGTAAAATCTTAACAATGTCTCCATTTTCTACTACAATATCAACAGTAAGTCCTGTTCCTATTCCATCAGATGATGTAGTTGCAATACCAGTATAAGTGCCATCATCTCTTAGTATGTCAGTAGTTGAAGTATTTGTTAATAGACTAGGAGTACCTAAAAGCTGTACAGTTGGTGCTGTGATATATCCGTCACCAATATTGGTAATATTAATTGCAGTGACTTCACCAGAAGAACTTAGTGTTGCTGTGGCTGTTGCTCGTACTAAATCATCGCCGGGTATTGTACTTGTTGGCGCACCGATTAATACTTTTAAATCTGCTACAAGAGTAGTTGTAGTTTGTCCAAAATAAAGAACATAGTTTTCTCCAAAATAGTCAATAGCATATTGCTGGTCTCCAGAAGTCAATACATTTGAATTGCCTGGCTGAAATCCACTACCGCCGTTCGTGACGGTAATATTTTTTAAGAATTTTTGAAATCTAGGAGCTACACTCATTAGTCAGCTACTCTTGGTACCATTGTAACCGTTACTCCGGCTCTTATATTATTCAAACTATCAACTGAACTTTTGTCCAAATTCAAAATAATATTTCTTGCTGGTAAAGGAGTAACTGCAAATTTTTGTTCTTCTGAAGTTCTAATTAAAACGTCAGTAGAAATATCTTTAGATCCTTCATGTGGTGTTGCACTAACTCTTATATCAGGCACTGCACCATTAACAGATGCTACATTAATTGATGGTATGTCAAGTGCACCCGTATCATAATCAATAGTTCCTAAATTTTCTAATAAGATGGTGTTAGAATCAACGTCACGTAGTTCTAAAACTCCTAAACCAGAATAAACTGGAGCGATAACATCAGCATTAGGTTTATCTACTATTGAAACTTTAGAATATGTTACATTGTTTATGATTACATTAAAGTAATTTGTTCTAATAGAATTAGGTAATATTTTATTGTTGAATTTAGGTTCGTATCTAGTGTTATTATTTAATACTGGAATAAGACGTTTTTGAATACGTAACTCAATATTGTTACCTATAATAGACTTAGATACATTATTGATTCTATTGGTTATAAATGAGTAATAGAAATTTTTCTTCAGAGCGTTTAGTGTACCAGCAAAATAACTTTGTACTTCAGCAATGATTAATGCTTCTAGTGCAGAAGGAGATTGTGAAGTTACTTTAGGGTCATATGTTGCTGAAATATTTAAACCAA